TTAAAGGCTATTTGTTGTAAATTTATCGGTGCGGAAAATGTTGATTTCAGAGCCGTCCAGGTTGGCGTCCGAAAATAGGCTTGCAGACCGCACCGCACAAGCTTTATAAATATTATTTATAAAATGACTTTTTGACATCATTAAAATCTATCTGAGTGTTTGTCGATTCGGACCACTTTCCCAATCACCTCAACTTTTTTACTGTCTTCCTGGTTCAATTGCTCGTTGGAGTAATGCTCATTATCGGTCATTAAATGAAGGCCGTTGATTTTATGCTCCACTCTTCGCATGAATACCTTGCCCTGGACGCTAATCACATAAATGCCGCTGCTGGATAACGAGGCTCGGTCATCAATGATTGCGATCTCTCCCTGGGCAATTGTCGGTGCCATTGCTTCATCGGTCGGGAAAGCCGCTTTTAGGTGCTTGGGGTCGAGTTTTTTATCTGCCACCCAGCTCCGGCGTACGGGGTGAAAATTATAAAGGTCTAAATCTGTTCCGAAGTCGTGAAAGGCTGACTCGTTTTTGGGATTAATAACCGGCAATAAATAAAATGATTTAAATGGCTCGCTGAGCTCATTAATTAATTTACGAAATGCGACGTGGTTTTTAATTCCAATTTCGTCATATATCTCATGAGTATTATTAACCTTTGTTTCTGGCGGAGTTGGCTCCATGAGGTTATCAAATATTAAATTTAAAGCGTCTACTATTGCTTTCGTTTCTGTCGCTGAATTATCTGCATCCTCATAAATTTGCTTTGAGGTTTTATCCAGCATCATATTTCCATTCCCGGTCAGCAGCCAAAGCGGACTAACACCTAGGTCGGCAAATTTTTTCAACACAACTGAAGATGGGTTGCTTATACCTCTCTCGTTTGCCTGGTAGCCTCGCATCGACATATCTACCATTTCCGCGAAATCGGTTTGGTTGTACCCAAGTAGCGTTCGAGCCTTTTTCAACCGCACTCCAACCGCATCATCTACTTGTCTCGCCATTTTTTAATCTCTTATTTTTCAGGTGCTTACGCACTACAAACAATTTATTTACACCGATATTATTGCAACATGACACTTTTTTGTTCATAGTTGCTCTGCATGAGGAACAAAAAAAGCCGAAAAAAAGCCAGCGTGGCAGCTGGTCCCGCTCAAGATATGCACCCTGCTGACATCAAGTGTGCATTGGAAAAAGCGGGCTGGACTCTTCGCCAGTTATCTATTCACAACAATATGGACGCTACGTTTTGCACAAAGGCATTGCGTCAACGTTGGCCTAAAGCTGAAAAAGCAATAGCTGAGGCCTTATCTTTGAACCCTTGGGATATATGGCCAAGTCGTTATGACAGCAACAACAAGCCTATTCGCTTACCAATGGGTCGAAGAAGTCACAAAACCTATCGTGCAGAGCATAGTACAAAAGCTTCTGATAAGCGACAAGGAGAGCCGTCATGACGCTTGAGCAATCCTTAATTCCTGACGAAATTTCCGCAGCTGAACTGGCCGACATTATCGGCAAGCAAGAGCGGACGGTTTACCGTTTAAAAGAGCGTCTAGGCTGGGCTGAAACAGAGCCTAAAAAGGTTGGTAGCGGAAAACCAAAACGGTTCATTTTAGTGCACTCTCTCGATGTTGAAACGCTTGAGACGGTAAAAGCGCATTATCTTCAAACCAAGAGTTCGGAAGAGTACCGAACGATCTTCGAAGGCTTGAGCGACGCTGCTATCGCACGTGGTAAAGCCGCTAGTGACATTCTGTTCCACTGGTCACTGTATTCACAAGAGCACGGCTCAGGCCGGTTGGCTCACGAGAACTTTGCCAAGGCATACAATCGTGGTGAAGTCGAAGTAAATGCCGATACGCTAAAAACTAAGCCCCGTATAAGCTATACCACGCTTTATCGCTGGGAGAAGGACTATAAGGAAAAAGGTTTTGTCGGTCTTACCGGCCAGTATCGTAAGCGGAAACAGAACAAAATCGCCAATCAGCCAGAGCTGGCTTCGTTTATTCAAAAATTGATATTAAAACGCCCTATTCTGACAACCAAGGCTGTACAGATACGCCAGCTTATCGCGTCTAAAAAAGTGACCGAAGGGCGTGATTGGGAGGTACCCAGCCCGTCATCTATTCGCCGTTATATTAAGCCGTGGGTAGAGAGCAATCGCGCGTTAATTGCGCTAAGCACAGATCCTGATGGATACAACAATCATATCCGCCCCTTATTCAGTCGCGATGATACCGGTCGCTATCCTAACGATTTGTGGCAATTAGATAGCACCCCGGCTGACGTTATTTTGCAGGATGGTCGCTTCCACCTGGTTGCGGGGATTGATGTTTATACGCGTCGATTAAAAGTCATTGTTGCGCCTCAGAGCAACTCTGAAAGCATTTTAACACTGCTTAAACACATGATTATGGACTGGGGATTGCCAAATGATGGCGGCTGCGTAAAAACAGACCAAGGTGCTGATTACAAAAGTAACGCAGTAAAAATGGCGTTAAAGCGACTCCAGGTCGAGCAAACCATCAGTAATGCCTACTCCGGTTGGGAAAAATCGTTCATCGAGAGGGCTTTCAGAACGTTAAACCATTCCATCCTGGAATGGATGGCTGAATTTTGTGGCCACAACGTTGCGGAGCGAAAACGCATTGAGGCGGTTAAGAGTTTTGCGCAGCGCCTGGCAGCCAAGAAACGCAACGGCGGAGAGATTATTGAAAGCAGCCTGACGTCTTATGAACTTCAGGAGATCATCAATCAGTGGGTCGACATGTACCACGACAAGCCTCATTCCGGCTTGAATAAAAAGACGCCTAACCAGGTTTACCGTGAGTCTCGCTATCAGAAGCGTGTTGTAGACGAGCGTCAGCTTGTGGTTTGTATGAATTACGCCGGCTCGCGGTCAGTCACTCGCGGCGCTATTAAGCTGAACAACCGTGAATATGCCGCTGAGGAATTCCAAGATCCGACCACCGCTTACCTCGAAGTGGATGTTCATTACGACCCTGAGAACTTAGGTCGCGTTTTTTGTACACCTAAAGGAACGGATGGTACCGGCCAGGTCATCGTTGCATACGACAAAGAGTTAGTCGGCAATGAAATTGATCGCGCCCCATTTCAAAAGGCCCGAGCCGAAGGACAGCGCAAGTTGCGCGGATTGCTCAGGGAGCATAACTCCAAGGCTAGGTCGTTTGATATCCAAAACCTGCATAAAGCCCCTCTTGAGGCTGCTAAACAAGCTAAGCAAAACGTTACTGGCTTTGAAAGAGCGCCCGTTCAGGCTGCCAACCCATTCGGAGATATTGACGCGGCTATTAAACGCTCAGCTCAAACCTCTGAATTTAAAGACACAGTCGAGGCTAAAAGCATCAGCGAGATGCTCGCCGAGCATCAGCGTGAAAAAGAGGAGCTAAGTGCTCAGGAAGCGCCTATCCGCGAGCGTCGCCAGAAAATCATCCGTACCGAGGCGGATCTGATCCAAATGCTCATTTACAAAGAGCTGGAGGAAGGTTTAACCGAAGAAGAGCAAATGAAAGTTGAGGATTACATGATGAGTGACGTTGGCGAAATGCAGGTTAAAGCATGGCGTCAAGTCGCAACCTACGAGCACGCTAAACGAGCCAAAAACGGTTAGCGCGCTCGTAAATTACCACCCCAAAAGAGGACTTAAATTATGAAACATAAAGTGGTTACAGTCAAAAACGTTAACAAATCAATGAATCTGTTACGTAACTTACAGAGTCGGTCATCAATTATCCCTGGTCTGGGATTGATTCACGGGCCCTCTGGCTTCGGTAAAACCACTACCGTTGTCTGGATGTTCAACCAAACCCGCAGCGTGTACGTGCGCTGCTACGCCACCGACACACCCAGCTCATTCTTAGGGCGTGTGTTGCAGGAAATGGGTGAGGTGCCACGTCCACCGCTTTCCAACATGGTAGGGCAAGTTATTGAGCGCATGGTTATGGACCACTGCTCGCTGTTTATTGATGAGGCCGACCACATCGTCAATAACACCCGAATCATGGAAACCATTCGCGACATTTACGACAGCGCCGAAGAGCCAATTGTACTGATTGGCATGGAGCAAATTGCCCGTCGCATCAGCCACCGCAAGCAAATGTTTAACCGCATATCTGAGTGGGTCGAGTTTCAACCGGCTGACCTGGACGACATGGAAATGCTGGTTAAAGAGCTGTTCGAAATCAACCTGGACATCAAAGAGGACATGCTCAGCTACATCTGCAACGAGAGCGGCGGCGAAATGCGTCAAATACTCGTTGCCCTGGAGAAGATTGAGCGTTTTGCCATGGCAAACAAGCTCGACACCGTGGACCGCCGCAGCTGGGGTAAAGAGCCGTTGTTCCTGTTGCAACGCCGTTAACAGCAACCGTGCGCTAAAAATAATAAGGATAATCCAATGGATCATAAAAAACTGTCAGTAACAGCAGAGTGTCAGTTAGCCGTTATGCGCGAGCTCGGCCAGTTCACCCGCTACGATGTGATGCGCAAGCTCGATGTGTCTCGCACTCATGCGCAAACCATGGTTAACCGTCTTCGCCGCAAGGGCTATGTCGAAGAAGTGGGCTTTACTGAAGGCCGGTTAAAAAAGCGTTTAAAGCTCTTTCAGGTGACCAGCAAACCCATCGACCTTGCCCTGCCGGCGCGGCAGAAAATCTGGAACACCCTGCGTATTTGCCGGGCTTTCACCAAGCCCGAAGTGTGCGCCGCGGCTGATGTCAGCATGGCGCTGGTTTCACGCTACGTGAACGAGCTTATTCGCTGGGGTTACGTGCGCAAAGTCAACAATGGCCGTCCTGGCGAAGTGGCTGGTTATGCCCGCTATCGTCTGCTACGCAATACGGGCCCTGACTACCCTCGCGTTGCCCCGCAAACCTGCTCTGACCCTAATACCGGTGAGGTACGCAAAGTGGAGGCTGAATCATGCAATGGATAGACGTGTTAAAGCGCGAAGTCAGCAAACAAGGCCTGGGCTCTGTGGCTGAAATGATGGAGACCAGCCGTGCGGCAGTCTCCCAGCTGGTGAACGGCAAATACCCCGGCAACCTTGAACGGATGAAAGCGCGCGTTGAAGGCGTGTTCTTTAACCGTACCGTGGAATGCCCGGTCGCCGGTGAAATACCGGCACAGCAATGCTTCAGCAATCAGCGCAAGAAGCCTGGTAGCAATCCGATGAATCTACGTTTCTTCAAAGCCTGTCGCAGCGGCTGCCCGCACAGCCAGCAAAAGCAACAGTTCGGCGGTGAGGTTATTCCCACGCTGTACGTCAGCACTGACGAACCGCAGGAATACAACCCGCATCGCACGTTGCATCTGTTAAAGACCCAGGCAACCAGCCAGGAAGGCAGCAGCAAAGACGCGCAACTAACTTACATTCAGCTGCTTGAGAGCGAAGTACACAACCTAGCAGCACGCCTAAAAACAGCAAAAAAAAGGTGATTGATATGACCAAACAACAACAAAACTGGGCCGTCGCAATTCAGGCAGTGGAAAAGCTTCAGGCGCTCAACATTACCGTTTGCAATGTGTGTATCTCGGCCAGCAAGCCGGTGATCACCATTGAACCACCCAAGGGCGTGCGCTTTGCGCAGCGCCCTGCCGAAGTCTCAATCCGCCGTGGCGGCGGTGAGCTTGTAAGAATCCGCACCGGAATGTTCGAAGGCTGCGCTGTGCGCTGGCTGAACGAACGCATCATTGACCAATTGCACTAGGGGAAACCAATGCAACAAGAACAGTACAAAAAGGACGCCAAAGGCCGTCTGATACCGATTGACCAGATCCACGAGTTGGACATTTTAAAAGATGACTTTGTGAACGAGATGGTCACCAAAGCCAAAGAGAAAAATGGCGATTTAAAAGCCTTTAAAAAGGCGTTATTCGACGACTTTGGCACCTTCATGGAAATGATAGCCGAGCGCTACCAGACCTCTGTTGGCGGCAAAAAAGGCAACGTGACCATCTATTCATTTGATGGCCGTTACAAGCTATCGGTCGCCGTTCAGGACCGTGTCACCCTGGGGCCTGAATTGCAGGTGGCGGAAAAACTCATTAAAGAGTGCGTCCGCGACTGGTCACAGGACGCCCGCTCAGAGCTTAAAACCTTGGTTGAGCGTGTTTTCGAGACCGACAAAGAGGGCAACATCAACACCCGCGAAGTACTGGCACTGCGTCGCTATGAAATTGAGGACGAGCGCTGGCAGCAGGCGATGGAGGCTATTTCTGACGCCATCAACGTGGTCGGCAGCAAAGAGTACATGCGCTTTTACGAGCGTGACAGTGCGGGTGATTACAAGCCTATTTCCGTCGATTTTACCAAGGTATAGCGAAACGCCCGTTCGCGGGCGTCTGTCAGGCGTGGCGGCCTGGCACTGATGAGCAGCCAATACGAAACACAAACAACGAGGCAGAACAATGAAACTCGATTTTTTAAAGACCTTGCAGGAGGTGCAACCCTGCGGCCTACGGGCAGTTATCGAGCCACTGGATGAAAGCTATCCGGTGATGGCGTATTCCGACTGGAAAGAGCTGGCAGCGCAACTGGTTGATGCTTGCTTTGTTAAGCGCCTGGGTAACGGCCAGTACACGGTTACGCCAGCAGGCAAAGAAGCTATTGCCCAGGGCGAAGAGTTCCTTGAGCAGGCGCTTGGCAGCGAGCAAGAGCCCGAAGACCCGGAGTCCAATGACATCCTGGCGGGAACAGTGCAAGCGGGAATAGTGCAAGCGGGAACAATGCAAGTGGAGTCAGCATCATCAAAGCCTGCACCGGAGCACCCATGGCGTAAGCCATTGCTGGCCAGCAATCCAATCACAGAGGAAGTTCAGCGTAAAGAGCGAGAGCAAAAGCAGGCTGATTCGGCCAACGATTCCAGCATGAAATTTTACGCCTGGACGACCAAAGCTGATTTGGAAAAGGTTGGCACGGATGAACTGCTAAGCCGTCATCAAGTGCTTAAAGAGCACCTGAACGAAATTAAGGAAGTGGTTAACCGCCGTGTGACCACTTCGTTTTATGGCCCGGTAAAGCAGGAGAGCAGTCATGTCAATTAGCATACGGCTTGCAGAAGCTCGGAGGTCATTAGGTCTTAATCAGTCTGATGTAGCGGGGAAAGTCGGGCTCTCACTGCGTGGATATCAAGCCAACGAGCAAGGGGTCTCTAAGCCGTCCACGAGAGTTCTTTGCGTTTTTGTTTTGATGGGCATTAACGCCAACTGGTTGATTACAGGCAAAGGCGAAATGTTGCTAGAGGATACGCCCGCTGAAAAATACCAAGCGCTACGGAAAGCGGCAGAGGAAGCGCTTAAGTACATCGATGCCCGCACCAAGGGCATCGCGCTAGATGTTAAAGACAGCCTGAGAATTGAGCTGTACGGCACGTTATCGGGGCAGCCGGAAGATACTCAGGAAAGCAAGCCGTCCGAACCTAGCCCACTGGAAGCCCAAGTCAACGATAACAAAGAGAAAATAAACACCCTTTGGGAGTGCGCCCGAGATATGAACATTGCCATTGACTGCTTGCGGAAAATGCACGAGCGCACTCGCCAGCCACTCATTAAACGAGTGTGGGATTGGGTGTTCGGCAACAACATAAAAGCCTAAGCGAAACGCCCTTCGGGGCGTCTGGCTGGCGTGGTTGCCAGTCACTGATGAGCAGCAAAAAGCATTAGAAAAACGGAGATCTTAATGATTAATTTTAAAAACATAAACTGGCAACTGCTTCACCACACCATTGTTTGCATTTCAGACCATTTGGAGATGGAGGAGGAATCTCTTGAAAGACGCCGATTCGTTGAAATGCTGTACCTTGGATTGGTTTATAAGTATTTCCTCGACTTTGATGATGAGCTCATTCCGTTTGATGTGATAGGCGTTGTTAAGGAACTTGCTATTCACGGCATACCGCCGGAGTACCTCCTAGAAAGTGCGGAAATGTATAAAGACGTTAAGAAGTTAGATCTAGATAGAGACGACCCTGACTACCCTACAGTTCAAATTAAACAGATGCTTCGCTTGGAACCTTATGCGCTGCCAGAATTGAGCATCGATCACTTCAAGCGATGGATGCGACCTTTTGTTTCAGGGGCAAAATATTACTCCGTCCCATCCAAGCGGCTGATTGAGGGTGACGAGGAAGTTATGAACTTGGTTTATGAGCCTATAGAACCGCCCAGTGAGATAGAGCAAAGGATGGGAACTGAATTTTTCAACCTCGACTGGAGAAACAACGTAAAACCCAAAAAAGGTTGACAGAAAAAGCGAAACGCCCTTCGGGGCGTCTGGCTGGCGTGGTTGCCAGTCACTGATGAGCAGCCGAGGTGAGTAATGAATAGCAAGGCAAAACTGATACAGCTGATCCACGTGGCCAAGCGTGAACTGCGTCTCGATGACGAGACCTATCGCGCTGCATTGCAGGGTGTTTGCCAAAAAACGTCATGCAAAGACATGAGCGTGACCGAGCTGCAAAAGGTGCTCAATCACTTTGAAGACAAGGGGTTTAAAAAGCGCGCTAAAAAAAGCAAAAAGCGTCAATCGCCGTCATCCAGTAAGCCGGTTAAGTGGCCTGAAATTAGGGTCATTCGCGCTATTTGGATACAAGCGGCCAACGACAACCTGTTAAAAGACGGTTCGGAAGAAGCCCTGGATAAGTGGGTGTTTCGCATGACCGGGGTTCGTCACGTTGGCTGGCTGAGCTACGACCGCGCCTTTAAAGTGCTTGAGTCATTAAAAAAATGGCATAAGCGTTTGATGATCAATTGGTTAGACACCAAATTCGGGTATAGTTATGCGCTCTTGGACAAGGACGAGCCATTGCCGTACTCACAGGTGACCAAGGTCTTTGAGGCGTGTCGTAAGGCTCACAAGGAGCGTAAAAATGCAGAATGAAATGTTCGAAGACGATAAAAACCTTGATGAATTGTTGAGCAAAGCGGAAGATATAGAGCTTGATTCAACAGCATGGCCGCACGCATTGGCCGAGCTGGTCAGTATTTTTAAAGACGAAATGACAAGCTCTGCTAAGCTGGATGAAAGCAAAGCGCTGAAGTTGGCAAAGCGTTTAGTCGCACGCCAGGCGCATCACATGGGTGGTCGTCAGTACTACTTACCACGTGATGAGCGACTGAAAAAAGCCTTGCGCGATGTCGATATTTGGCAAAGGTACAATGGCCGCAACATTGATGTACTGCAACGTGAGTACGGCTTGACCAGTCAGCAGATATACGCGATTTTGCGTGAGCAACGGCAGTTAGAGCGTGAACGTCGTCAACATAAACTATTTGGGTAAGGAGACCTTATGAATAACCATGGTGAACTTAGTAAAGAAGACGAAGATGCGGTTGAGTTAGCGGTAGCCAGATACTGGCTTGGCGTCATTATTGTTGGCTTATTTATTTGCTATTGGGTGTTTGTGCCAAGCGATAAAGAGCTTTTTGTGGAAGACTTAAATCGCGACTGTTACAAACAAGTGGCCAGAACCCTATCTGATGAAAATCGCGATGCTCACGACTTTGAAATAGATGAAGTTTATGAGCACAGCGAGGGTGAATATACTGTAGTTGGAGATGTCACCTCGCACTCGCGTAATCTTGGTTTATATCACTTCTGGGACTTTGCTTGTGATGTAAGTATTGACGGTGAAGGCAATCAAACGCATTCAATGGTTCAACTCACTGTCGAGCATAAAAGATTCAAGAAGTTCCTTTCTAAGCACATTCCAAAAAGTAGCAAAACGCTTTAATCCCCACGTTTGACCAATAGCCGCCACCATGGCGGCTATGAACATTTTAAATTCCGAAATATTTAAACCATACCAACGGCTCGTCTCGCTTCACTGCCTGACGGTAGATAGCTTGCGTGGAGGTTGCGATGAGTAACTTTCGACTGAGCAACGCCAGTTTACTGCGACTTAAACAATGCCACCCACAACTTTGCGTCGTTGTAGCCCGCGCTATTCAGATTAGCCAAGTAGATTTTATCGTTGGCGCCGGTATTCGAAGCATCGAGGAGCAGCGAGAAAATGTGCGTAAAGGTGTTTCCAAGACCATGGAAAGTAAACACCTGCCACAATCTGATGGTATGAGCCACGCCGTCGACCTCTGGCCTTGGGTAAATGGAGAAATCCCCTGGAACGAATTTAGTGCTTTTCGCCGCGTTGCTGAGGCCATGCTTCAGGCCGCGAGCGAGCTTGATGTTGAACTTCTCTGGGGTGGGGACTGGGATCGCGATGGCGACTCCAGTGACCATGAGTTTATCGATGGCCCTCACTTCGAATTGGTTGGTGTGTAATGACTAAGCCGCCAATTCAAATACCTTCACCAAACATTCCTAAGATGGGCTTTCATGGCTTTAAAAAGCGATTCACCGAGGGCTGGAACGACCGCCTGATTGCTGAGTTTAACCATCGTTTAAACGGCATTGAAATCACCTTTAAAAACCCGTTTGGTCCGGTTCATTTAGCCAGAAGCTATGAGGCCGGTTGGTTCGCTGTGAGCGACGTAGACATTGACCAAATGATCGTAATGAACGACCGCGCCGCCAGCAATGACGATGCGGGTCGACGTCTGTTTAACCAAACCCGCCAACGTTTGTTTGGCAAACGCTATGGAGCATCTCATGTGGGATAAATTAATGGAGGCTGCGGTATGAGCTTTTTCAGCAAGGTAACCAACTTTTTAACCGGCGGTTTAGGCGAAAAAATTGTCGATGGAATTCAGGCGTATTTTCCGCCCGATATGACTCCTGAGCAAAAGGCAAAGCTTGAGATAGCCATTAAGGACCAGTCTCACAAGCGAGAGGTGGAGTTACTTGGATTAGCTGCTGACCAGGACAAGGAATTTAACGACCGCATTCGTGACCTTGAAGGTACGGCCAAGGACTTAACTCAGTTCGGCTGGCCGGGTCGGATTGTTGTGTTCCTGCGTGGCTGTCAACGACCAGCATGGGGTGGACTAGTCATGTATATGGATATTCAGTGGTTTAGCGGCAATTGGTCAGGTTTAACCGAACAACAGGAATCAGCTCTTTGGGTGATCAACATTCTGGTGCTTGGGTTCTTGTTCGGTGAGCGTGCAGTTAAAAACGTGATGCCATTTATGACGCAGTTTATAAAGCAAAAAACGCAAAAGTAAGCCCATTTTAAGAGGTTAAGGCGAAAAAGAATGGATCAGTTTGACCGTGCCCAGAAGCTGGAGCAGATGCACCGAGACCGGGCTATCAATGCCGCAAAAAAACGACCGTCCGAGCAGCCGATGTTTGTCGAGGGCATTCAGGTCTGTATTGATTGCCTGGATGACATTGACCCAGTGCGCCTCGAGCATATTCCCGATGCGGTGCGCTGTATAAGTTGCCAACAGGATTATGAACGGAGGAAGGGACAGTGATGCAGTGGCTAGTGGACTTCGCGCCTTACATTATCGCGGCGCTTCAGATATTGGCGTTTCTGGGGTTCTTGGTGCTGTCCAAGCATTTCGCCTCACGTACTGCCCAGGAGAAAAACGAACACGAGCTGCAAAAGGTTAACTTGCGCCTGACTCGCGTAGAAGACGCGGTAGAGAAAGCGCCCAGTCATGGCGAAATCAGGCAGCTAGAGCGACAGCTCGGGCAAGTGAGTTCGGATATTAAGCGGTTGGAGCCGTCCATAAAACAGCTTAGCAACCACGTCGATATGCTGTTCGAAAAGGAGCTTAACAAGAAATGAGTTTGCGCCAAATTCGGGCGGAGAGCTTCCGCCTATCGATCTTAATTGCGTTGGTCAATGAGCCCAGTTATCGCATGAATGATAGCGAAATTCGCACGGTGTGTGCGCACTTTGGTAACTCGATGAGTAGCGACGAATGCCGGGGTAACCTGCACTGGCTGGAGACTCAGGGACTGGTCACGCTGGATTCTCACACCGGCTACACCATTGCCAAGCTAACCACCCAGGGACAGGACGTGGCCGAGGGCATCATTACATGGCCGGGCGTAAAACGCCGGAGAGCCTGACATGAGTAAAAAAACACGCGGCAAACCCAGCAAAGTGGATCAGTTACCAGGGCAAATTAAAGAGCGCCTGGACAAGCTGTTGCGCGATGGCCGGCTGACTCAGGCGGATATTCTTGAGCAGGTCAATCAGGCCATTGATGCGTCAGGCCTGCCGGATGAGCTGAAGCTGTCTCGCTCCGGCTTAAACCGCTATGCCACCTCGATGGAGACTGTGGGTCAACGCATTCGAGAAGCGCGCGCCGTTTCTGACCAGTGGATAGCCAAGCTCGGTACCGAGCCCTCCGGCGAAGTCTCACAACTGCTGATTGAGATGGTGCGAACGCTTGCGTTTGACCAGGTGTTGAAGATGAGCGACAGCGGTGAAGCCGTTGAGCCGAAGATGTTAAAAGACCTTTCACACGCCATTGAACGGCTTGAAAAAGCGGCGGTTGAATCGACCAAGCGCGAGCTTGAATTGCGCAAACGCATGGCTGAAGACGTTGAGAATGACTTGCGCGGTGTGGATGGCATGTCGGAAGAGCTGGAAGACCGAATTCGCGGCATTCTGCTGGGCCGGGAATAACCATGACAGGATATAGCGATGGCTAAAATGAAGGTGCGGCCAACGGCACCACCGCGCAAGATAGACTTGCGCGAAGAGTGCCAACTGGCCGGGGTGGATGCCCATGACAGCGACTTGCGACTTTCACCGGCCAAACAGCCGGTGTTACTGCCTTATCAGGCGCGCTGGATGGAAGATGGCGCCAACATTAAGATTGCCGAAAAGTCGCGCCGGACAGGTATCACCTGGGCGGAGGCCAGCGATAACGTATTAACCGCGTCAAAGCCTAAGCACCGCGGCGGCGGCAATGCCTTCTATGTCGGCTCAAAAAAGGAAATGGCGCTGGAGTACATTGCCGCCTGTTCGTTGTTTGCCAAAGCTTACAACCAGCTCGCTCAAGCCGATGTGTATGAGCAGCCATTCTGGGATGAAGGCAAACAGGAAGAAATACTCAGTTATATGATCCGCTTCCCGAACAGCGGATTTAAGATCCAGGCACTCAGTTCGCGTCCCTCGAACCTTCGTGGTTTGCAGGGTGATGTGATCATTGATGAAGCCGCCTTCCATGAGTCGCTGGACGAGCTGTTAAAAGCGGCCATGGCGTTAACTATGTGGGGCAACCGCATCCGCATCATATCGACCCATAACGGCGTTGATAACCTGTTTAACCAGTACATTAACGATGCCCGGGCGGGCAAAAAGGACTATTCGGTCCACACCATTACCCTGGATGATGCTATTGAGGAAGGGCTTTATAAACGCATCTGTTTTGTGACCGGCCAGGAATGGTCTTTAGAGAAGCAACAAAAGTGGCGCGATGACCTCTATAAGAACGCCCCGGATGAAGCCTCGGCCAATGAAGAGTATGGCTGCGTGCCCAAGCAGTCAGGCGGTCACTATATTAAGCGCGTGCTCATTGAAAACGCCATGGTGCGCGACCGCTCCATCCCGATTGTGACGCTACAAGCCCCGAAAGACTTTGAGCTGCGCACCGAAGAAGCTCGCAATCTCTTTATTGATATGTGGTGCGAAACACACCTGCTGCCGCTGCTGGAGCAATTAAACCCACTAAACCAGCACGTCTTTGGTGAGGACTTTGCCCGTCGCGGCGATATGTCGGTATTTTTGCCGCTGGAAATAAAGCCGGACTTGTCCAAACGCACTCCGTTTGTTGTGGAGCTATCCAAGCTGACCTATGACGGTCAGCGCCAGATCATGTTTTACATTTTAGAGCGCCTGCCCCGCCTGCGCGCCATGGCGTTTGATGCAACCGGTAACGGCGGTTATCTGGCCGAGGCGGCGGCGCTGAAGTACGGCGTCGAAATGGTGGACCAGGTCATGCTAAACGACAACTGGTACCGCGAGTGGATGCCGAAGCTAAAAGCCTCATTTGAAGACGGCATGTATGAGTTGCCGCGTCATCAGAACGTCCTGGATGACTTTGCCAAGGTTCAGGTTAAAAACGGCGTTCCCAAAATTGATAAAGGCAGCGACAAACAGTCTGACGGCACTCAGCGCCACGGTGACTTTGCGGTTGCCTTGGCGATGGCCGAGCGCGCCAGTTGGATGGACGGCTCGCCGATTGAGTTCGAGGCGCTGCCGGCGAAACGCAGTGAGTGGGATGATGACGATGATGTCGATGTTTACGAGCCGTTCGACGGTGCATGGTAGGAGAGCCTTATGAAACCAAGAGTAAAAGTTTATAACGGCGATAAGATTGATTTAACCGCTCTTCAAGAGGCGCAAACAGAGCGCTCTGAAGTTGCGCACTTATTGCAGCACTTTAGCAACCACCCATCACGTGGACTGACCCCGACCAAGCTGGCCGCCATACTAAATGACGCCGAGCTGGGTAATATCGTGGCCCAGTGCGAATTGGCTGAAGACATGGAAGAAAAAGACGCCCACATCTTTAGTGAGCTGCAAAAACGTAAGCGCGCCATGCTGGGCGTAGACTGGACCATTGAACCACCCAAGGACGCCAGCAAAGCCGAAAAACGTGACGCCGAGATGATCACCGAATGGCTTGAAGACGGCGACTTCCTCGATGACCTGATCCTGAATATGGGTGATGCTATCACCAAAGGCTTCAGCGCCACTGAAATGAAGTGGCAATACGAGCAGAAGCTATGGACACCCGAACTTGAGTGGCGTGACCCAGCCTGGTTTAAAACCCATACGCTCTATCGCAATGAGCTGCGACTGCGTGATCACACGCCGGAAGGTGCGGCACTCGAACCGCTCAACTGGATAGTGCACCGCCACCAGGCTAAAAGCGGTTACGTTGCCCGTACCGGTCTGGTGCGTGTACTGGCCTGGCCGTTCCTGTTTAAGAACTACTCCGTGCGTGACTTGGCCGAGTTTCTTGAGATTTACGGTCTGCCGCTGCGCCTGGGCAAATACCCGACCGGAGCCACCCGCGATGAAAAAAGCACCCTGCTGCGGGCGGTGATGTCGATTGGCCATAATGCCGGCGGCATCATTCCCAAAGGCATGGAAATCGAATTTAAAGACGCGGCCAAAGGCTCATCCGATCCATACAAAACCATGATCACCTGGGCGGAACAATCGCAGTCCAAAGCGATACTGGGCGGAACACTGACCTCGCAGGCCGACGGCGAGACCTCGACCAACGCGCTAGGCAACGTGCACAACGAAGTGCGTCAGGAGCTGCGTGACTCGGATGTTAAGCAAATTGGCCGCACATTAACATCACAGCTCATCATGCCGTTTTACATGCTGAACGGCACCAGCTTTACAAGTGAGCATCGCCGCCTGCGCTTTAAGTTCGACACCAAAGACGCCGAGGACTTAAAAAGATTCAGCGAGTCGGTACCGAAACTGGTGGGCATGGGGATGCGTATTTCTAAGCAGTGGGCGCATGAGAAAACCAACATTCCCGAAGCCAAAGACGATGACGACTTGCTGGTTGTCTCCAATAGCAAATCATTGGTACCACCGGCAGAGCCCGAGCCAAAAGCCGCGAATCGGCGCATTGTGTCATTGCGTCGTGAGAGCGATATTGACGATGACGCGACCGATGATTTTATCAGCCAGCTGCAACAGCGCATGGCTCCCATGCTGGAGAATATGACCGACGAAGTGCGTCAGCTCGTTGAGCAGGCCGAGTCCCTGGAAGAGCTTCAGGACGCACTGGCCGAGTTGGATATTGACAGCGAGCAAATGGGCAACCTGATAGCACAGTCAATGCTGGCCGCAGAGCTGGCCGGTCGCTCGGATGTGGAGGACGGTGAGTAATGCCGAGCGCTCAGTACGGCTCCCTGCCGTTTGAAGAGGCGATAAAGTACTTCCGGCAAAAGCTCAACGTGCCAACGGAGCGCTGGGCCGATGTCTGGGCTAAAGCGCACGACCGTGCCTTTATGGTGGCCGGTGCGATGAAAGACGATTTGCTCAATGACTTTCGCATGGCCGTGGATGATGCCATTGCTAACGGCCGGTCAATTAGCTGGTTTAAACGTGAGTTCAAAAACATTGTGGCGCGTCATGGCTGGTCGCATACCGGCAACGCGAACTGGCGCTCCCGGGTTATCTATGAAACCAACGTCCGGCAGAGTTACAACGCGGGCCGTTGGTCTCAGTTGCAGCGCTTCCCTTTCTGGGAGTATCGCCACGGTGATTCCATTGTACCGCGCCCGTTGCATTTATCCTGGGACCGTCTGGTATTGCCAAAAGACGATCCCTGGTGGGCGAAGCACTTCCCGACCAACGGCTACGGCTGCAAGTGCAAAGTTTATGGTCGCTCTGAAAATGAAATGCAGCGTCGTGGCCTGACACCAGGCAACGCACCCAACGACGGCACATATGAATGGACCGACACGGTCACCGGCGAAGTCTTTGAAATGCCCCGCGGCATCGACCCGGGCTTTGACTACGCACCCGGCTCTGGCGTTGAAACACGCTCATTGGCACAAATAGCCGAGCGCAAAGCTAAAGTCTATGAGCCGCCCGAGCGGGTGGTGCCGGATTTATTTTCCACGGCCAGAGGCGTCACCAACGATACCTTTAACGCGATTTGGCAACGCGCCCCGGATAGCTTGAAAAGCTCAGTCGATACGCTCAGCCGGTTTATGGCTGCACACCCGACCAAGACACTTTTTATTAAGCAGACCGAAATTGGCACTAGCAACAAAGCCTCGCGCAATATCCAGGAGGACGTGGCCGCGTACCTTGGTCTCGATGCCAGGGATCGTCAGTGGACGTATGGGCGCGCAACCCGTGCAGCCGGTTATACGGCAGTCCCCTGGGACTTTACTGTTGTTAAGGTGAAAGCCGATACGCGGTTCTCTAATGTCGATTTAACGCGTATTCAAAGCGAGTTAAAAACGCTTCTGGATGAGCGCCGCGACGGCAAGCTCGAATGGTCAATGTCTCGCCGTTTGCGTCAGAAAGGCTATAATGATGAAGGTATATTAATTACCTGGCTGCATGAGCTCGGCCACCAAATTCACTTTTGGGGCGGACAGGCCAACTGGACATCACGTGTTCGCGATGGCCTTATCACGCGATACGGAGGCACTAATGCCGAAGAGTTCTTTGCCGAGCACTTTGTGATGTGGTTTTTTGCCCGCGACGAGTTGCGCCGATGGTCGGTCGATTTGGCCGACTGGATAGAAGAGCAGATAGACAGTGCCATGACATCAACGCAAAAAGGAAACTGGAAACGATGAGTAAAGGTGTCGTAGAGACCGCACAAGAAATTGTTAATCAATCGCCGACCATTGAGAATGCCCGGCGGTTAAATCAGCTTATTCGTGCGGCCAAAGGTGAAGAGAAAGACTTTATTTATGACTTGGTCGAGTCGTTCCTGATGCAGGTCGAAGAGCCCAGCCAGCGCGACGCGCTGCTTAAGGAGATAGACTAATGGCCGGTGCACGCGTTGTTGTCGATGGCAGTACCGCCATTATTAAGCAGGCGCTTGATGCGCTGCGCAAGCAAGGGGCCGACTTAACCGAGCCCAATGCTGAGGTCGGTGAATACCTGATTGAGTCGCACCAGGATCGTTTTGACCGTGCCGAATCGCCGGACGGTGATGCCTGGGCACCGCTATCCGAAAGTTACAAGGCGCGCTCTAAGCGTCCCAGCGATATACTGATAGAAGACGGCACGTTAAAAGGGACACTCAACTACAACGCTTCCAAAGAGCAACTGCTTTTCGGTACGCCGATGGAATACGGTGCCGCCCACCACTTCGGTTACGAGAAAAGAAATTTACCCGCCCGCCCCTGGCTCGGATTATCCGATGAGGATGAAAATGTCGTTATCGCGATTTTTCGGGCGCACCTCTCAGAAGCATTTTAAGCGCCTTAAATGATTTATCCGCTACGATGGTTCAAAGTAACCCCTGAAAATGGCGTGGCGGAAAATTTAAACGGGTTTTAAACGGGGTTAGGGTGTTTTGCGCGGGTGTGGTTTTCCAACCGCGCGTAATAACCCACAACTTTTGATTGAAAACTGACCCGTTGTTCAGGATAGTAATAGCGCCTGGTCAACCCCCGACCACCACAGCTACCCTCTCAAAAAGTAGCAAAACACTTTAATCCCAACCTCACCCCGAGTGTCGCCAATATGGGCGGCATGAAAACGAAAAAGCACCCAAACCCAATTGTCGCTCTGACGACCCGCCGCCCGGACAGTGATGTGTCCGGCATGGCCGTTATGAGCACCATCATTACGCTCGCCGGTTCCGGCAAGCGTCGCGTCCAGTTGTTGCCTGACGGTGAGTTCCGCGCTAAAGACGGCCGTCCTTTCGATGCCCCGCACTGGGTAATGAACCAGGACGTGGCCGACCGTTTGATTAGCAAGGTTTCTGCCCGCGCTAACGATCTGCATTTTGACTACGAGCACCAGACCCTGAACTCCGAAGCCAACGGCAAAGAAGCGCCGGCGGCGGGCTGGTTCCGTGAGCTCGAATACGTGCCTGGTGAAGGACTGTTCGCGCTGGAGCCGCGCTGGACAGCCAAAGCCAAAGCTTACATCGATAACGAAGAATACCGCTATGTGTCGGCTGTGTTCGCCTACGACAAAGAGACCGGCGAAGTCACCGACCTGTATCACGCTGCGCTGACCAACGACCCCGGTTTAGACGGCATGAAGTCGCTGGCGGCCATGAAGCACTTTACCCCTACGCCCGAGTCCTCGGGCATTCAACCACAACAGGAAGATAGTCCGATGAACGAAGCACTGAAACTGCTGCTGACGACGTTAGGCATCGACTTTGAGGATAAAGACCTCGAAGACAAAGCCGCCTGTAAAAAGCTCGCCGACAAGGCTGATGAGGCAATTGCTGCATTGAAGGCAAAAGCCGAGGCCTCGGATGAGCTGACGACAGAAGTCGCAGCACTGAAACAACAGCAAGCCGATCCGGCCAAGTACGTTCCGATTGAAGTGGCTAACGAGTTGCGCACGCAAATCGCTGCCCTCAAAAGCGGCGGTGATGAAGCAGCGATTGCTGCCTTAATTGACACGGCGCGCTCGGAGGGTCGTTTACTGGCCTCAGAAGAAGCCTGGGCGAAACAGCTGGCTGAAAAGCACGGCGTTGAAGCGCTCAAATCGAACCTTGAATCACGCCCGTCGGTTGCGGCGCTTACGCGTGACAGCAAGGACAAGGCATCCGGTAAGGACGATAAAACCGTCACCAAGCCGGATGGAGAAGAAACCGAGTTAACAGCGGACGAATTGGCGATTTGTAAAGCCTGCAATATCGACCCTGAAGACTACAAGAAACAGCGAGGTGGTCAGTAATGCCATTAACGAATGACCGCGATACGCATCGCTCAGACCTGACGCTGGTCACCGACCCGGTGGCAGCATCCACCCGCATTTTTGGCGGCTCGATTGTGATGCTGGACAGCTCGGGTAACGCCGTGCCAGGTGCGACAGCAACCGACCTGGTAGCTCGGGGCATTAGCCAGGAGCACGTGGACAACTCTGCCGGCAGTGCCGGCGAAAAGAACGTCCGCTCGCGCCGGGGTGTTTTCTGCCTGACGAATGACGGCAGCGTGACCCGCACAGATATTGGTGGCCAGGCATACGTAGTCGATGACGAAACTGTGGCAAACAGTGACGGCACCGGCACCCGCTCGGCCTTGGGCAAAATCATTGACGTGGACACCAAAGGTGTCTGGGTCGAAATCGCTTAAGGGGCGTTGTAATGATTGTTAATAAACAGAACCTGAGCAGGCTTTACGTTGCGATTAAAACTGCGTTTAACAAGGGTTTAAAAAGCAACGAAGTGCTATGGAGCCGCGTGGCGACGGAAGTCCCATCGAGCACCAAAGAAGAAAGCTACAAGTGGCTGGGTCAGTTCCCGCGCCTGCAAAAGTGGATTGGTGACCGTGTCATCAAAAACTTAAAAGCGCACAGCTACTCAATCACTAACGAGAAATTCGAGTCAACCGTCGCTATTCCGCGCGACGACATCGAAGACGATACCTACGGCGTGTTCACCCCGTTGTTTGAAGAGATGGGTTATTCCGCACTGACACACCCTGATGAGCTGGTGTTTGGTCTGTTGGCCAAAGGCTTTGATGAGCTGTGTTACGACGGCCAGAACTTCTTCGACACGGATCACAAAGTCGGTGATACCTCAGTCAGTAACATGCAAGCCGGCAGCGGTGTGCCCTGGTTCCTGCTCGACACCAACCGTCCGTTAAAACCGATCATCTTCCAGAAGCGTCGCGATTATGACTTGAAGGCGCGTCAGGATGATACCTCGGAAGCGGTCTGGTCGCGGGATGAGTTTGAGTACGGCGTCGATGCGCGGGTTAACGCCGGCTTTGGCTTGTGGCAGTTGGCCTTTGGCTCGAAAGCTGACCTCACCAGTGCCAACTTCGATACCGCCATGGAATCGATGATGGGCTTGAAGTCAGACGAAGGTCGTCCGCTGGGTGTCCGTCCTAACTTGTTAGTCGTTGGCCCGAAGAACCGCGCCAAGGCGAATCGGGTGATCGAAGTGATGAACGAAGAAGGCGGCGCGAGTAACCCGAACTACAAAGCCGTTGAAGTGTTAGTGGTTAGCTGGCTCGACTAAACGATTGAGCTGATGTTCTCCCTGGAGCCGCCTGTGCAGTAACGGCGGGCGGCTTTTTTAATCGAGGAAAGACGATGTCTAAGAGTAAATTAATTACAGCCATTGCTATGGTCGCCGCCCATGACGGTTACCGCCGTGCCGGCATTGACCTGGTCAAAGGCGAAAACAAGCTGGAAGTGACCGAAGCACAGTTTGCGCAGCTCGATGCTGACCCGCGCATTTCCGTGCAGCGTGTTGCCGAAAGCAAATCATCAACCAGTCAAAGCACCGGAGGCGATAAAAAAGAGCCGACGAAAGTGACCTTTGATGCCGAAGCGCCGGACGAGCTGGACTTATCCAAGTTCGAGCCGGAAGGTTTAGCCCATTACGTGGCCGCTGTTCACGCTCAACACAAAGCCGGCAAGCTGGAGCTTAATGCTGACGGCAAACCGAACGTGGGTGACTTAGCGGTGGAAGTGGACGGTAAAACGGTCAAACCAAGCGCAACCGACCGCGATACCGTTTGGGAAGGCTACAAAGCGTTAATTGGAGCCTAAGCGATGAGTTATTGCTTAGTGACTGACCTTGTGGCGCGTTTTGGTGAGCGTGAGCTCATGGCGCTGACGGACCGCGACGGGACAGGCTCTGTCTCCGATGTGGTTGCTCAACATGCAGTCGATGACGCCTCGGCGCTCATTGATGGTTATTTGCATGGCCGTTATAACCTGCCCCTGAACCCGGTCCCCAGTGTACTGACCTCGCTGTGTGCGGATATAGCTCGCTATAAGCTGTACGACAACGATGCGCCTGAGGTCGTCACTAAGCGATATGACACCGCCATTGCCTTTTTAAAATCGGTGGGTCGTGGCGAGGTGACGCTTGGCGTCAACACCGACAATAGCGCCCCAAGCTCGACCGACCTGCCGGATATTCAGTCAGGCGGCAATGTGTTTAACCGCGATAAATCAAAAGGCTTTATCTGATGATGCGCGAGTTGATTGAGCAGCGACTGCAAACACTCACTATTGAAGGTGAGCCAGTGTTTCAGCATATCGAGTCCGCCACCAATCTCGACTCGGTCATCAAAAATAACCGTATTGCGGCGGACACAGCCTTCGTTATTCCGATGACAGACCGGGGTGCAGCAGATCAGCTAAACACGTATCAGTTTCAGCAGCCCATTACGACCGGCGTCGGCGTGGTAATTGCCTGTCGCAGCATTAACGACCGCCTGGGCACTGATGCCATTGGACGCATGGAGTCGCTGAAATTACACGTTCGCCAGCATCTTTTGGGCTGGGAGCCAAGCGAAACTTATGAGGCCTTGCTGTTTGACCAGGGCCGCATTGTGTCATTTAGCAAAACCGCGGCCTTTTGGTTAGAGCAATACCGCAGCCGCTTCACATTCAGAGGACAAGACCATGTCTCGTAAGACGAAAAAACGCCTGTTGCTGGCCGCGCTACAAGATGCCGGCGGTTACGGCGAAGATCACATTATCGACAATGCGGTGACACCCAAAGCCATGCAGACAATGGATTTGGAAGTCACGCCCATTGAAGCGACGGAAGTGGACCGCGAGTTCGACAACGGTCGCCCGGGCAATAACAAGTTCCTGGTCGTGGGCAAGCACTGCAAAGTGACGTTCTCAGTTGAGCTCACTGGTGGCAGCGACCCGATTACGCCGGCCAATTACACCACGCTACTTCAGGCTTGTGGCTTTAGTGAGACCGTGGGCACCACCGAAGTAACCTACGCTCGCATCGATAACAACACCGAGAAAGACGTGACGCTTCACGCCTACGTTGATGGCGTAAATCACAAAGTGCTGGGCGCGCGTGGCACTTATAAGTACATCGCAAAAATCGGTGAAGTGCCCAAGATTGAGTTTGAGTTCACCGGGCTATTTGGTGGTTTAGCGGGTGAAAGCATTCCGGTTGCTGATTTTAGCGGCTGGCAAATTCCGGCCACGGTCGGCGCGAAGCACACCACCATGACGCTGGACAGTACTGAGTTGTCAATGCACGAGTTTGAGCTTGATGGAAAAACCGAAGTCATTTACAGCGAGAACACCAAGTCCGAGCAGGTGTATATCACCGACTGGAAACCCGACGGCAAGATTGTGTTTGAAGCGCCGGCACACGCTGACTTTGATCCAACGTCGGTTTATGTCGCCGGGGCCACGATGCCAATCAACTTAGTGCACGGCACGGTGGACGGCAACATCGTCACCATCGCCAGTGCGGCCATCCAGTTAGGTAAGCCAACCTACGGCGATAAAGACGGTGTACTGACGTTCGACTGCCCGTTCCGGGTGATTGAAGATGAAACGCTGGTGACCGCGTAGTCACCGGCTAACAGGGAGAAATAGACATGGGTTTTAAGTTTAAACGCGTTAATGAAATTACCTGGCCGGTGACTGCCGACGTTCCTCAGGATGGCGGTAAAACCGAAAAGCACGACTTCTTTTGTCGGTTTCGCTACATCACCCGCTCTGAATTTAATCGCATTCAGGCGCTGGGTGAAGAGGCGCTGATGCGTCATGTGATTGTCGGTGTGGGTGAGACCAAAGAAGACATCGATACCGCTGAAGAAACGATCCGCGAAGTGACCGAAGTGCCCTATTACACCTCGGCCATTTACCAGGCATTTCTAAAAGTGCTGATAGGGGCTGAAGCAAAAAACTAGAGTCCGTGGCCCATCAGCTTGCTAAAGGAAACGCCGCCGACCCGAAAGAAGACGCGGCGTTTATCAAGCAGATGGAAGCTGCGGGAGCTCCGAAAGAGCTGATAGAAAAACAGCGCATGAGCGCCGCCAGCAGTGACGAGATTGAGGTCTTAAACAGCTGTTACCCGGCGGTTGAATGGTTCTTTCAGGTATATGACCTGCTGCGCTGGAACCAGCATTTTTGCTTAGGACTGGATGTGGTGGCCGTAGAAGCGGATGCAAGGATGCGCGGTATCGAGATAAATCCAACCGATTATCAGAACCTGCGCACGCTAACCGCTTACTACAGCGATGCGATTAACGAGGAGAGCGCGTGAGTAACGATTTAAGCTTGATGATACGCCTTAAGGGTGAATCCTCAGACCTGGTCAATGCACTCAGTAAAGCCAGCGCCCAGAATCGGGTGCTTAATGGCGAACTGCGCGCATCCGGCGCAAGCTCTCAAACGGCGTCGCGCGGCTTTGACCAGGTAACCCGAAAGAGCACGGCCATGAGCGGTGCACTTCGCACGGCCGGCATTGCTATTACGACGTACTTCGGTGTCACCCAACTCCAGAACATGGCCACCAACCTGACCAGTGCCGCCGGTAAGATGCAGGATGCGGAGGTTCGTCTTCGCAGTTTGACGGATTCTTCAGAGCATTTTAATGAGGTGCAGTCATTTATTAGCGAGACTGCAGAGCGCCAAAGTCAAGATTTACTGGTTCTGACTGACTCTTATTCTCGCCTGCTCGCGCTTCAACGTGGCGGCGTCATTACAGGCAAAGAGTCGCAAGAAATGATGCTCGGTATTAACGATGCCGCCAAAGGCTTGGGCGCTACATCAGCAGAAGTCGAGCAGGTCATGTATGGCTTGGCTCAGGCTTTGAGCTCTCCTGTTGTTCGTGCAGAAGAGCTTAATCAGGTTGTAGAGCCATTGCCGGCGCTTCTTCAGGAGCTTGATAGAGTTTCGGGCGCAGGCGATGGCGGTTTCCGCCGGATGGTTAATGAAGGTCAGGTAACCTCAAACTTCCTCAAAACAAACCTTATTCAAGCCCTAAAACGATGGGAAGGTACTGCGGAAGCCACGTTTGACAACATTAACTCCAAAATACAGCGTAACCGTAATGAGTATCTAAAGACGGCTCAGGCTTATACTGACCCGATTGATGATGTCTTAACGCCGTTAATTAATGCTCAGTCTGCCGCGATGGAGTTTGCAGCCAATAACGCTCAAACACTTGCCACAGCACTACACGGCACTTTAATAGCAGGTGTCGGCGCTCTCTCTGGCGCGTTGGTCGCTTACACTAGAGCCCGAATGGCGGCGACCGCAGAAGAAACCAAATCACTGGTGGCCAAACAGCGGTCGCTCCAGGCGGAATACCAACAGGCGGTGGCCGCGCAACGCACCGCACAATTTGAATTGAACAAGGCTGCTGCATTTCGCACTTCGACCGCTGGCCTGACGGCTGCAACCGCGGCAACGAATCGCTACACCGCCGCACAAACCGCGCTAACGGCTGCGAATGCGCGCGTAACAGCAGCGCAAACGGCTAATGCAGCCGCTACCGCCGCGCTTGCCGGTCGTATGGGGATGCTGGGACGTATTGGCGGTGGTGTTTTACGAATTCTAGGTGGCTGGCCGGGCTTGCTTATTACTGGCGGCCTGGCATTGATGACCTTTGGCGGGCGTGCTAAAGAAGCCGCTGAAGACACGTTCGAATACTCTGACTCGCTTTACACCTTATCAGATGCCATAACCAAAACGGTCGATCAGCTCAAAGCCGATCAGCAGGCCGCTGGCACCGAGTTGCAAAAACTTTCCGCACACTTAGATGAGCTAGTAGCAAAGAAAAAGTCATTAGAGCAAAACAATAAGATGACGGCATTCAATGTCTTTGCTGGCGACCCTGGTCAAACTTACGCTAATGAGAAAGCTGAGATTGAGAGCCTAGAACTTCTCATTGAAGAAGTTCAGAAAAAAATTAAACAGCTAAAAGAAACTCAGGGCGAGCGCTCCACCGTCATCGACAACAAGAGCGAATCCAACAACCAGGCTGAGCAAGAAAAAGAAAAAATGCGCCTTAAGTCTGTTCAGGAGCAGGCGCAAAAAATGCTGGAAAGCCTTGAGAAGCAAAAGCAACTTCAGGGGCAGGTGTCAGAAGCGGCTAAGGTTCGCTATGAAGTGGAGCACGGCGCATTAAAAGAAATCGAAGCCACTACCAAGCAGTTGCTGATTGAGAAAGCCAAAGAGCTGGACGCGGAAAAAAAGCGTCAGCAGCTTCAGTCGACCGCTAAAGACTATCTGGCCAACCTGCGCGAGCAAGCGAACGTGCACAACATTACCACCGAGCTTGCCCGGGTTCGTTACCAAATTGAGCACGGTGAGCTTCAGGGTATCAATGCTGAGCTGGAGAAGCGCTTACTAAACGAAGCGCGCCTGGCCGATGCCGCCCGCCAAAAAGAAGAGCAAAAACAGGCCGACAAGCAAACTGAGCAGCAGTTTAATTCGATGACCGGGTCAATGGAAAACGACCTGATGAGCCCGGAGCAGCGGCTTCAGGCTGAGTATGACAAACGGCTGGAGCTGATAGATAAGTATGGCCAACTTGAGATCGCTAAAACTGAAGAGGTAGAGCGGGCAAAAATCAATGCGAAGAAGTTATTCGACAAGCAAACCGAAGAGCTTCAGCGTAAGCAGTTACAGAATCAGCTTTATTCGGGTCAGCAAATTTTTGACGGCATGGCCGGTTTGGCTAAGGCCTTCGGCGGCGAACAATCAAAAGCCTACAAAGCCATGTTTGCGGTTAGCAAAGGCTTTGCTATCGCGCAGGGCACATTGAACCTTGCAACCGCTATTTCTAACGCATTTTCTAAGCCTTGGCCAACCAATATCCCGCTAATGGCTCAGGCGGCCTCGCAAGGCGGAAAGCTTCTATCAACGATTAAAGGCACAACTTACCAGGGACAAGCGCACGACGGTATCGCGCGCGTGCCGGCATCCAATGAAGGCACATGGATGCTCCGCCGTGACGAGATGGTGCTTAACCCACGTCAGCGCGACAACTTCGAAAACCTTGTTAACCGCGTTGACAACATGGCCGGTGGTCGTGGTGGCGCTCAAGTGGTCGAGTTTAAACCACAAATCGCCATTGATGCCCGGGGCGCTGCCGAAGGTGTCGAGAGCCGTTTAGAAGGCGTTATGGACGAGATGATGGGGCAAATGAAACAAGAGCTGTATGACGACTTTGCTAACAACGGTCCGTTGTCGCAGCGGTTACGGAGTAACGCGGCATGAACCTATTCCCGGACATTGAGCCAACACGCAGCGGCTTCACCATAAGCTTTGCTACGAAACCCATGCTTTCGCCTTATAACCAGGTTGAGGAAATCTGGGAAGAGCCCGGCGATAAGTGGCACATATCCTTGCGCTGGGCGTTTCTGACTAAAGCGGAAGGCCGCCGGTTACGCGCTCACTTGCTGGCTCTGCGTGGCCATAGTGGCGTGACCTTTATCGAAGACACCGCACACAGCAACGAAGGCAGCTGGAACGGTACGCCGGTAGTGCACGGCTCAAACCAATACGGCGTTCAATTAACCGCGCGGGGCTTTGCAGCGTCACAAACGGTCGCTAAAGCCGGTGATCGTTTTCAGTTGGGCAACCGGCTGCACGAGTTAACCGAAGATGCGGTCAGCAACGCTAGTGGCATTGTCACGCTGAACTTCCAACCGGAAATTATCACCATACCACTGGATGGGGATTTTCTGAACCACAACCGGCCACGTGTGCGCGCCATGCTCAAAGACCCGGACAAGCTGCCCTCGTTCTCTGGCACCAAAGCGGGGTTCCGTAATATCCAGGTCGACTTTCAGGAGGCGTTGCGATGAGCCGTTTTACCGAGCCAAGCATTGAGCAGGTCCTGCTAGGCACCGACCCCAAGCGTCAGCTGGTATTCGCTGAGCTTGAGTTCCCCAGCGGCTGGGTGCGTGCGCATACCGGCGTCGGTGAACGAACCTACAACGGCCAGGTGTATTTGGGCGTGGGCGAGCTGGCCAAAATTGGAAAGTTTAAAGAGTCTGCCGGTAAGTCGCCCAACGGTTTTGAAGTGTCGATGCTGTTTGATGACCTGACGTTATTTTCCGACATCGTCAATGAAGACCCCACCGGCCTCACTGCCCGACTGCATTTAGTCGGCCTCGATGACAAGCGCCGCATCACCGGCGGTGCACTATTATTCGACGGTTTCAATGGCGGATTGTCGGTCAAAAAAGGCAAGCCGTTTACTGCCACGCTGCGGCTCACCGATTGGTATGAGCGCTGGAGTAACCCGGTGCAAAACGCCCGCATCACCAACGAGGCGCAGCAAGCCATCCATCCCGGCGACCGGATTTACGATCAAGTTGAGAAGCTGGCCAAAGGCATCGATAGCGACGTGCCAGGTCAACAAGTTGGCGGCGGCAGACCCGGCGGCGGTGCTTCGCCCAAACGAGTACGGAGACTGAGCGAGCGATGAAACGAAAAAATGACTGGCCGACCGAGTTGGCCAACTTCCTTTTAAAGACCCGTAAAACGCCGTTTAAATGGGGCGAAAACGACTGCTGTTTGTTTGCGGCCAACGCTATTTTGGCGATGGGCGGCAAGGACGTGGCCGAGGACGTTCGCGGCCATTACACGACAGCCATCGGTGCACGTCGCATTATGAAACGCTTAGGCGCGGCCAACGTGGTTGAGCTTTTGACCCAGCGCCTTGGCGAGCCGGACGGCAAATTGGTGCGCGGTGCTATCGTGGCGGTTGAGTCCAATGGCCAGCAGGTTGCCGGTGTGTTTTATCACAAGCCTTGGGCGCTTACCGAAAGTGGTCTACAGGGTATGCCGCTAGAGTCTGTCATTGCAACGTGGAGTCTTAACTAATGCCTCCAGCTATTGCCGCCGTCGCGGCGGGCGTCGCTGCTGGCTTTGCGGCCAGCTCTGTTGTTGTCGGTATTGCTGTTGCTATCGGCACGGTCGCGCTGCAAAGTTCATTAAAGCCCGAAATGCCGGGCGTTGAAGAGTCAGTCAATGAAGCCCAGACGCTCACAACGCAGCCGTTGCAACCGCATCGGGGTGTTTACGGCGAAGGCGTTGTGTCGGGCTCTATCATAGGCTATGGCAAGCGCAAGATGGGCGACAAAGAAGCACACGTGGTCGCCGTTACGCTGGCCGGTCATCAAATTGAGTCCGCGGAGCTGTACGAAGTTAACGGTAAGCCTAAACCCTCCGGCACCACCTACACCATCATGCGCGGCGACCAGACCGCTGCCAACCAGACCGCGCTTCAGTATTGCGATGGCTGGACAGAAAATCATGTCGGCTTTGGGCGTGCTTATGCGGTCGTGACCATCCCTATCGACCCGGAAGAAATGCCGTCAGGCCTTCAGAACATCACATTTAAAGTTAAGGGGAAGCGTGTTTACGACCCACGTAAAGACACCACGGTGGGCGGCGATGGCCCACACCGCGCCAATGATGAAGCGACGTGGGAATGGTCTGACAACAGCATTCTTTGTGCGTTTGACTACCAGCGCTTTCACGGCTTTCGCAAGCTCAGCCTGAACAAGTTCGACCTAGCTCACATTATGGAGCAGGCGAACATTTGTGATGAGATGGTCAGCTACACTGACAGCGATGGCCAGCAACAGACTGAAAAGCGTTTTACGTGCAATGGCTCGTGGACGTTTGACCAGTCACCACCGAAAGTGCTTGAGCGCATTATGAGCTCATGCGGCGGCAAGCCCTATCGCCGTGGCGGTAAAATTTATCTGCAAACCGCAAGTTACCACGGCATGGCTGAGCTGACTTTGACGGACAACGACGCAACCGGTGAAATCATCATCACCCCGCATCGTGAGTTGAAAGACCGCTGCAACCTCGTGCGAGCATCGCTCCAAGACCCTAAAAAAGGTTATCAGCCGACCGATGCGCCCGTCGTAAAAAATGAAATATACATTGAGCGCGACGGCATGGAGCTGGAAGACGAGTTGCAGCTCAACTTTACCAACTCAGCGACCATGGCGCAGCGCTTAATGAAATACCACCTGGAGCGCAACCGTGCTGGGATGCGTATTCAGTTTCCATGCAAAGCCAAAGGCTTGTTGGCCATGGCGGGAAAAACGGTGCACGTCGATCTGCCAAACGAAGGCATTGATAAAGAATTTATTGTGACCGACTGGGGTTTTGATGTTGGTTCAAAGAAAGTGTCCCTCGTACTGGAGGAAGAATCGCCGGCGCTTTACAGTGACAGTTTGGTGCCTTCTGAAGGCAACCTGACGCCCAACACGAATCTGCCAGACTTCACACGCCCGGACGCGCCTGAATCAGTGAGCTTTGTTGTTGACTCGGTATCAACGCACCGTCAGGGCTATGTTACCTGGTCGCACCCAACGCCACGCGCTGTGACTGAATACCGTGTGCTTGTACGCAAAGACGGTGACGACATTGTCGAATACCCGGTCATCGCCCGCAGCGGCGTACAGCTCAAGCAAGACATTAACGGTCTCGATGCCGGGCAGTACAGCATCGAAGTCTACGCCCGCAACCGCTACGACCGCACGTCTGTACCAGCAACCATATCGCTGACATTGAACGAGCCGTCGCCACCGACGAGCTTAGGTGCGACCGCCGGCAACTGGGAAATCACCCTTGCGCCGCAGTTGGCCGGCATTGGCTTGGGCACGATGTTCGAATTTGCTTACGGGACAACGGATAACATCATTGGCCGTGGTGCGAGCATTGTTATTCCGGGGCTGACACCGGACACAGAGCATGAAGTTTTTGCGCGCACAGTGAATGTGCTGGGAACGTCGGCGTGGGTAAGTGAGACAGTCACCACGACAAGAGACACGTCGCAGGTCGATCCGATTATTGACCAATACACCAACCGTTTAAATAACGTTGAAACCGATTTTCAGCGCTTTGTTGATGAGGACTACGCCGAGCTTCAGCAGTTGGTTAATGCCAACGCACAGGAAATGCAGGTGCGCTTTAGCTCGGAGCTGTTTGCCCGGGAAGAGTCAGACGCCGCGATTCTGTCCGGTATTTTACAATCTGCTGCGTCCCGCGATGAAATGCGCCGTCGCGTTGATTACTCGATGGAGCTGATTGGTGCCGCCGTTGACATCAATTACGAAACCGGCGAAATCACTAACCGGGCGTTTAGCTACACCGATGAGCGATTTGTTCTGGCGCAGTTGCGCATTGATGGCGTAGCCGGTGAAGTGGAGGCGGCAGTCGAGCGCATCAGTTACGCAGAAGACCAGGTCGAAACACTCAACGCAGAGCTGCTATTACTGCCCGGCGTAATTGAACAAAAAGCCACAGCCATCGTGGCTGACTCAATAGCAGCGCTTGAGCCGGCCCACGCCTTTAACTTTTTTGACAGCGCGCAGGGCTGGAGCGCGGTCACCGGCACGCTGACGCCAGGCAGCAATAAAGTCAGTCTGACCACGGGCGACATCGAAAACCAGTCGCTTAGCTACAACGGCTCAGAATACCCGGTCGTTCGCTTAAAAGTGCGCCGCACGGCGGGTGATGGCTGGCTCGGCAATATCATCGTGACATTCACCGATGATTCAACGCAGAACTATCAGGGCATCATTGAGCCGGTTGAGCAACTCGACACCGACGTCATCCGCATCGTCGACTTCACCGCGCTTGAAAGCTATCACGGCAACATCAAAGGGCTGCGCATCACGCTCGGCCAGACTGCCGCTGATGAATTCGACCTGCTGTCATTAAGCATTGGCAAACCTGACGCGGCACTCCAGGACTTGGCAAACATTCAGGCGCAGGTCACTGAGGCGGGCTCTAAAATATCGGCCATCGAAGGCGAGCTGACAGATTTTGTTACGGTTACCACTTATGAGCAAGATGCGGTCACCCGCTCGAACGTTGAAAGCGTATTAAACGGCCTCGATAGCTACGCCAGCATCACCGCCACTTACCAGGACATTCAAAACAACGGCATCGTTGAGAAAGCCAATGACGCGGCGCTGTTCCTCGATGGCGCAGAGGGAACGTTTACATCTTTTGTTAGCAACCTGAACGAGCAGTTAAGCGAACGCGAGGGGTTGGTCGACCAGAAATTTACCAGCGTTGAAGAAACGCTCGATGCGCAGGCCGGCACCATTACTAGCCAGGCGTTTGGCATATCAACCAACCGCGAAGCCGCGGAAGACGCCATCATTGAAGAGCTGAGAAACACGCTGGATTACGGACTGTATCGTCTCGGCGAGCTCGACAAAGATGCGCGCTTTGCCATGGCGTTAGACCAGCTCCAAATCGACGTGTCAGACGAAGGCTCGCTGGCGAAAAGCATCGAGCAACTGAACAGCTTCACGCAGCAGGCCGGCGAGCAAATCGAAGCACAGGCAACGCGCTTATCGCAAGCTGAAACAGACATTAACGGCTACGCCCGGGCGCTTCAGATATTGTCCTCACGCGTCGGCTCGTCCGAAAACTTCGCGCAAGCGCAGTTGTACTTGAACAGCCAATACAACGAGCAGCTTCAGCAATACGAAGCCCGCGCCTATATCGGTGTTGAGCAAGTGCAGGATGGCCGCGCTTTCATTACCGGCATCACCATCGGTGGCGTAACCAACGCCATCAGCGTCCAGGGTGATGTTTATGAGTTCGCAGACACGGACGGCAACCCTCAGCTGTACTACGACACTGACGACAAGACCTGGCTGTTCGCGGGAAACATGGTTATCGGTGGCACCCGCGTCAGCACGCCGGAAGATTATCAGCGCATCACGGACAACAACCTAATCCGCCCATCGGCATACTGGACGCCAGGCACCAGCGGCACACAAGGCCCATTCACCAAAAACGGCTCGGACGATGAAAACGCAGTTGAATACCAGACGGGCCCACTGGGTGCGGTCGAGGCTATCTGGACGACAGCCAACGGTAATGATAATGGCGATGGCGGCTGGAATATCGATGTGAATATCGATCCCGATAAGACCTACCGCAATACCGTTTGGATGAAACAAACCGGCGGCAACAGCCAGCGCTTGTACCTGGGCTGCTCACAGTCAAACACAAAGAACCTGGATGGCACCAGTAACGGCAACCCATACCACTGGAGCGGCAACCTACCGCAGTTGGATAAATGGTACCTGGTTATCGGCATCATTCACCCACAAAGTTACACGGGTAACGGCTCTGACTTGTCCGGTATTTACGACCCGGAAACCGGCGAAAAAGTCACGAGCATCACGGAGTTTAAAAACGCCGGTGGCGACACCCAGCGTCAGCGGGTTTATCGTTACTACGTAACCAACCCGAATCACAAAGCTCAGTTCGCCCGCCCGCGTTTTGAAGAGGTCAACGGCAACGAGCCAACGCTAGGCGCACTGATTGGCCGCATCCCGCAGGACGGTCCGCAGGGACCAGAAGGCCCACAGGGCCCGCAAGGGCCGCAGGGACCAGCCGGCAACGACGGGGCAACAGGACCAGGCTTCTTTGGCGCACGCTATGACACAATCAATTGGAGTCAGGGTTACTCGCGCTTTCAGGCGCTAACCGGTCGCAACCCGATTCCGGGCGACATCTTTGTGCAGACACTCACTGACGGCTCGGACTCGTCTGCGCGCCAACGAAATGCTTCTAACAGTGGCTGGGACCAGGTTGCCCTGTTAATCAACGGAAGCATGGTTGCAACCGGAACGCTTGCCGGCGACCGACTGATAGCTGGCACTGAATTAAACTCGCCAATTATTAAGTCAGGCAGGCTAGAGCTGGTCGGCAGTAGTTATATGAGCATCCAAACGGCCACCCCTTTTGGGCCAAACAATTTGTTGGAGTGGAAGGGGCCGCGCAACAGCTACACGTACGATGAAACGAATAAACTCGTGAAATTTGACGGGCTCACAAAAGCAAACGCACTTCAGTACTTCAGTGACGCCGGTGACTCCTACTTTGGCGGCTCAATCACTGCCGGCACATTAAGAAACGCAGTGCAATCAACGCAGCTCGGTAATACCGATGTAACAGTCGGCCCGTTCGGCTCTAACGGCGGTTTAATCGAAATTAAATGCTCAGTAAACGCATCCAGAAGCACTGGCTTAGTGGCGGGCAACTGCCCATATCCGGCACCGGCAAATCCATCCGGCACCCTGCGGCTCTACAGAGAAACGGCAGGCGGCGACATTCTTGTCGCCACTCAAAACGTGAGCGGCAGCTACCAGTGCCATGACGAAGGCCCCGAATTCATCGAGACCTGGCAACTGAGCGGCTCATTCACCTATACAGACAATCTGCAAACAGCCAGCAACCGAACATACCGGCTTGAGGTTCAGCACAACACCCCATTACAACCCAACGGCTCACAGAGCTTATCGCTCATTACGGAGGAAGCATGAGTATCCTATGGAGAGCAAGCAGCGTTACCGTAACTAACGGCAACCGATTCATAACAGTACAGGCAGGCGACGACCTTGCCGGGTTAAAACCCGGCGCAACGCTGCATATCGACGGTCACGTCCTCGAAGTGAAGCGCACCTTCACCACCGACGGCGGTGTGGACACCATCGAGACTATTGAAAACTGGGATGCTGGCTCGGCGGCAGGCAAAGTCGCCAAAGGCGTATTACACCCAGGCGCAATACTCGCTCTAAGCGAGCAGGCTAAACAGCTGGTCGATGCGTCAGAAACGCTTTTTGGCAGCCAGTCAGTCAACCCTACCGCGGATTCAATTGCCAAACGCGATAGCAGTGGCCGGCTCAAAACCACCACGCCGAACGCGAATAATGACGCAGTCAACAAAGGCTATCTAAAAGGCGCCGCCACTCGCGATGTCGGCACCGAAAATGACAACCTGCCGGACACCGCCGAGCTCAATAAGCGCCTTGGCACCACCGGCAATGTCATCAAGTCAATATCAATCCCGGGCGGCTTGTCGTTCATCCCTGACACTTTGCGCAAGCAAGTTGAGTTATCAACCCAGGGCAAGAACACGGTCCTTTACAACGCAAACGGCGACCCCAGCATCATGGTGCCCATCTACAAGTTCCGCTATGAGGATTTAGGTTTTGCGGGCGACCCATTCGGCACCGGTGTAGCGACCGCATTTATGGTCAACGGCGTTGAAAAATCCGAGGTGTTTATCGGAGCATTCCAGGGGTACCACCTCAACGGCCAGGTCGTATCATTACCCGGACTTGACCCGCGCACATCGGTTAACTTTGACACGGCGAAATCATGGTGCCAGGCGAACGGCCAGGGCTGGCATTTAATGTCAGAGCACGAGTGGGCAGCGATAGCGCTCTGGTGCATGGCCAACGGATTTGAACCTCGCGGCAATACAAACTACGGGCGCGCGCATGACGCGACCCATGAACTCGGTCGCCGACAAGACGGCGGCATTGCAGGCGACACATCAGGCACAGCCAGAACAGTGACTGGCTCCGGACCCGAAGCATGGCGGCACGACAACTCACCTTTCGGCATTGCTGACCTGACAGGCAATATATGGGAATGGAGCGACCAGCTCAAATTGGTTGACGGACGTGTCTATTGCACCACCGACAACAACTTTGAGGAGGACGAAATCAACTGGGTACCACAAGGGCATTACCTGTCCAACGATAGCGGGAACCTCACGCTGAAGAACAGCCCGGGCGTTTCAAATGAGGACGGACTCAGCACCGATTGGGGCGCACTTTCAAAAGAAGCCGGCTACACCGAATCACAGCTACTGCAACGCTTGCTATTCTCGCCTGCCGGCATCATCCCGCAAGGCCGTCTATACGCCCGAACGGGAGGCGAGCGGCTCCCAATTCGTGGCGGCGGCTGGAACAATGGCTCCCGTGCCGGCCTCGCCGCTCGCCACCTGTCCGGCGAGCGTTCGCGCGCGAACAGCTCTGTCGGGTTTCGCCCCGCTTTTGTCGCATGAGTTCTTGCTCTTGGTTTCCTGTTAGCTGCGCGATAGCGCAGCATTACTTTTAAGTGGTTTTAAAATGCACGTACAACAAGATTTAATCGTCATTCAACGCATCGAAGAGATGATAAAATACGGGTATAAAGCGCTCGCTCACTTTCCGAAATCGGAGCGGCATGTGTTGAGCGCTGAAATCCGCCAGAGCATGTTTCGACTGCTGCGACTGATGATTGTTGTATCAAAGCGCTATCACAAGAAAACAACACTACAGGACGCTGACGCAGAGCTTGAGTTAACCCGTCGATTAGTACGACTAGCCAAAGTTCTCGGGCATCTTCCATTTAAGAAATACGAGGTCTGGAGTCGTCATTTGGCAGAGATTGGCCGCTTTATCGGAAGCTGGCTTAAGAAGGAAAAGGGCTAAGTGCTACAACGGCTCCCGGTTCGTGGCGGCAACTGGAACAATGGCTCCAATGCCGGCCTCGCCGCTCGCAACCTGAACAACGAGCGTTCGAACACGAACAGCAATATCGGGTTTCGCCCCGCTCTTAATGATTGCCCGAAGCAGCGCGGCCACGGCTTCGCTGACAGCGCATCTATTAAAAGGGCGCTTAGTCCTCACCCAACCGGTGAAACATATACAGGCAGCCGTAGGCTAGTAGGCGCACCGAGCGCTTTCGGCTGCCGCCCTAAGCAGTCAAAAGGATTTGAAGTGAAGACGTACAAGAACCTTTATCCGAGCATTTATGCGCTTGAAAACTTACATAACGCATACTTAAAAGCGCGCCTCGGAAAACGCGAACGAACAGAAGTACTGCGTTTTGAGCGAGACCTGGAAGGCAACCTAATCCGCCTTCAGGAGCACCTGGTAAATGAGACCTACACCACCGGCCAATACCGAAAATTCTACGTACACGAACCCAAGCACCGACTGGTGGCCGCATTACCGTTCCGCGACCGCGTAACTCAACACGCGCTTATTAGTGTGATAGAGCCGATTTGGGAGCGCCGCTTCATTCATCACAGCTACGCTTGCCGCCCTGGCAGAGGAATGCACAAAGGCAGCACCCAGGCGCAACAATGGCTGCGCGAAGTCCAGCGCCAGCATGGCACCGCATACTGCCTTAAGGCCGATGTCAGCAAGTATTTTGCATCGATTAACCAGCAGGTGCTAACCGACATACTAAGCCGAAAAATAGCGTGCCAGCGAACACTGAACCTATGCAAAAACATCATGGGTTCATGGCCGGAAGGACTGCCAATCGGAAACCTCACCAGCCAGCTATGGGCTAATGTCTATTTGCACGAGCTGGACGCCATGGTTAAGCATGAATTGCGAATCCATCGCTATATCCGGTATATGGATGACTTCGTTATTATCCACCACGATAAAAGCTATTTAAAAACTGTTTTAAATACCATTATTGAGTTTTTAAATAACACCTTAAAGCTGCGCTTAAATAATAAAACGCAGATATTCCCGGTCAGCCAAAATAACGGTCGAGCACTCGACTTCCTCGGCTATAGAACATGGCCAACGCATAAGCGAATACGCAAAGATTCGGTCAAACGAATGAATAAAAAGATGAAGAAGATGGCACGCCTTTACGCCGCCGGAGACATCGACCACGACTATATAAAGAGACGCATTGTAAGTTGGATAGGCCACGCACAATACGCCGACTCATACCGCATCAGAAACAAAGTCTTAGGCTCTGTTACTTTCAAACGAGAGGGTTAAACCATGTATACTTATATATTTAAAGGACAAACACACAGCGACTTCAGCATCAGCTATATGCAGCAAATCGGCATGGACGCAGAGCAAATAGAGTCCGTTAATAACCAGCGTAACCACGATTTAAAAGCCGTTAAAGAGAAAGTCCGCCAGGAGTGTTCACGCCGCATTGCTCTGCACTGGAACGAGGTAGGACAAATTAACGCCGCACTGGGCGTGTATACACCGGAAGAGGCAGAATCGTGCAAGCAGTGCATTGAAGCTCACAGGAGCGCCTGTAACACACTACTCAGCAACCCTGACTTATTGGATATCAACTACAAAAAGGATGAGTACTGGCCGTCTTAG